AGGCCTGCTTCTGGTTGTAATCGACCGTAGTTGCCCAAAAGTTGTACTGGTTATTCAGGTTCTGCATATCTGCGTTAAACCCTGCCTGCCACTCGTTAAACCGAGTGGTGGCGTTCTGAAACGCGGTTTGATTGAGGTATTCCTGTTGACGTGCCTGGTCTTGAGCACTGCTTGTGAGAAAACTGAGTCCGGTAGAGACCGCAGCTACGCCTAGAGATACTGGATCAATAATCATTAGATGCTCCTCCAGAATGGGCAAAACAATGCAGAGCTTGGCCCAAATGGCCGCGGGCTTTCAACAGTAAAACCAAGATGCGGCAGCCAACGAATGGCCATGCGGTTTTTGGAGTAGACGTAATTGCCAATAGGCCGGCCCACTTCCTTAAGGCAGTAATCCACCCATTCACGGCCGTGCTTGCAGAGCATCCGGCGGTGATTCTTTGTGGCCGTCAGCGCGTAGGTGCCAAGCAGCCAGATGCGGTTATCGCAGACGCCTGTAATGCCCACAGGGCGACCGTCATCGCCTTCAATGGCCCGGCAGACACTGCTGGCAAGGTAGCTGTCCAAGACCGCCTCCAGGGGCTGCATGTGGTGACTGAGCATCACCTCCATGCAGTCCTGCTCCCGAAGGTGCAAACCAATTTCCATGGCTACCTCCTCGGTGGCTTCAATCCATCTCATCGCAATGACCTCGCTTTGCCAGTGATCAAGCCCACCCACTCGCAAGTGGAGAACTTACAGGGGTGCGGGGTTTCGTTGTGAATTTCGACCATGCAGCGCTCGCCGCGGCTCATAATCGGAATGTTGAACACCCCCTCAAAAAAACGGTTGCTGTCAGGGTCAAACCCATTGGGGTTGGCTGAACCCAGTGTCGATACACGGCTGCCAAGCATCGTTCCGTCAAAGGTGTAGACGCTGGTATCCCTGCCTTCAGGGATGACGTGAATCTGGAAAAACGCGGTTTCGTGGTAGCGGAGCTTGGCGTTACGCACCTGCGTGCGCTCGACATTGGCCGCCGCTTTGCCGCCGCCAATTTCTTTGTAGAGCTTGAAGCGGGTAAAGCGATACCGAAAGTTGTAGGGCACACCGAAGTAGATCGGCTGCGTTGACCAGTTGCCTCTAGCGGAAATGCTGGTGCCAGAGGTGATTGAACTCAGCAACACACCGCCGCTATCCGTGGTGCTGTAGCCAGACCAGGCCTGGATGGCACTTGTCGCGGTGAACGGCAGCGTCCAGTTGGTTAGGTTGGTCGCGGCGTTGTAGGTGCCAGCCGCCACCCGCATGGCGGCAGGTGTCTCGGTGGTGGTAGAGATGCGCCGGTCCAGCAGAAGCGGATACGGGGCATTGGCTGGAGGCTCTGGCGAACGGTCTTGCACCGGCAGCTTTTCTAAGAAAATCTGGTTGCCGTAGCGCACCAGGGCAAACAGCGTCTCCCGCACGCAGAGGACTTGAATAATTTCGTTAGCGGCGCTGAAGTGCCAGTAGCTCCAACTGGATTGAGCCCGCTCAGCGCCAGAGCCAGCATTGCGGATAAAGTATTTGTAGACGTAAATTCGGTTCTCGTAGCCAACAGCGCTGCTAATTGCAAACACAGCATTACTAGTGTCATTCACCGTCATGGCGAAGACGTTGCTGGGCACAAAGGCTGAGACGTAGCCAGTCAGGTCCTGAGCGTCGGCTGTCAGAGCGGTGCCAGCGCCGCGGACGCTGAACTCCCGAAACATCGAAAAGTCGCCGTTGGCCTGGCAAAACACGATCCCACCACCCGCCAGCTGGGGCCGGACGTTAATGTCAACCTCAAACTGCGTCAGTACCGTGATCTGTGCCGTAGCCGGCGTCAGCACAGTCTCAGCAGCGTTAAAGCGGAACTGGTACTGCGGCGAAAACAAGATCAGCTCGTCTTGGTAGGGAATGGCGTAGCGCAGCACCGACACGCGGTTGTTGCTGGCCACCACGTCAATCGGGTCGGTGTCGAGCACCGTGGTGACTGTTTCCGGGAAAAACTCAAAAAACTGCCGCACCCGGCTAAGGATGACGTTCTCGTCTGACAGGAACCCCAGCCGGTTTTTGTAGATGAAAATGTCGTTGATCGGATTGCCGATAAAGCTTGGATCCGGGGCCGTGTCGTAATCCCCTGCCACCCGTTCGCCCCAGCTGGGAATTGTGATGCCGCCTTGCACGCTGCCGTTAGCCGGACCGAAGTAGAAGGTATTGTTAGGCAGGCGCACCAACAAGTGCGGCATGGTGGTGGCGTTGACCAGATACTCCACGCCAGGGGATACCGTCTCTGACCAGACGCCCTCGCCAAAGGTGCCGCTGTTGGGCTGAAACTCGACGTAATACCCGTCAAAGTTGTTGCCCGGGTCGCCAGTGATTTCAATCTGATAGCCCTGCGGGGCAATGGTCGGCAGCTCCGTAAAGGCTTGGACTTGACCAAGGATTGCCGTGATGTCGGCGTTGGCCCGGGCGTCGTTGGCCGAAATGGTGATCGCGTTTGGGCTTTGCAGGTGCAGGACAGAGCCGCTGCGGTTGATGGTCACGCCGTTGAGCAGGCCCGCCGCTGCAGTGCTGATCGTTGCCACCTGCACTGGAGTAGTGTCAGTGCCTCCCTGTAGCAGGCTGCGGGCGACAAAAACCCTGTCTCCGGCCCGATAGCCGCTGCCTGCTGCGTTGATTGCAACAGCAGTTACGACAGTGCCGTTGCCGGTGACATTAACCGTCAGGCCTTGGCCGCCCTCATCGGTCGTGCTGGCCACAGCCGTAACCGTGGCGTTCAAAGTGGTGGCTGAGCCCACTACGGTCAGTGCCGTGGCTGCCCCGCCCACCAAGGCGCCACGCAAACGGCTGGCAATTTCAGCTGAGCTGATCCGGTTCTCAGTGACCGTGGCGCCGCTGGTCACAACCGGCGCAACGGCAGTGATTACCTGGGCCTGGGTGCCGTTCACGTTGACGGTGTAGGTCTGGCCGTAGTTGGCAGCCTTGACCCAGACCAGCGCTTCGTGCGCTGCAGGCCTCGCCACCGCAGGCGCAACGGCAGCGTTCATCGCTGGCACCGTGTTGGTGTTGGTGATGAAGGTGTAGTCGGCAATGGTGACGGCCCGCAGCTGAGCCCGGGCATCGGTCACGTTGTTTAAGTAGCCGTAGCCGGCGGGTGCATTGACGGTTTGCGCGGCGCCGTTCAGGTCAAAGACGCGGACCTGGGTGCTGGTGACAACCGCAAGGTATTCCTCAACGTTGTCCCGCAGGATGCTGTGGATGTAGCAGTCGCCAAAGTCGGTGTTGGAGACCACGGCAATGGTTTGGCTGCAATCGCGCTTGCGTAACCCCTCCAAGATGGAGGACATGCCATTGACTTGAATCTCGCCTTGGGAGGGGTCGCGCTGTGCATCAGGTTGTTGGCTGATGCCTTGAGCAAGATTTGGAATGGAGTACGAATACAGGCTCATCAGAGGCGCGTCCCAGAGCTAATGCGGCGAGTGGCCAGGCCAGAGGCAGGCGCATAGGTCGGGAAGGGCAGGTAACCGCGGCTGCCGGTCAACAGGTTGGGTTGATCCACTTGCTGCTCCATGCGCTCTAGCAGCGCTTGAGCGTCACGCTCGTCCTGGAAGCTGTAGCGGACCAATGAGTCGGCGCCCAGCACGCGGGTGGCAAATACTCGCGCCGAACGGATAGTCGTCCAACGGTTGTACGCCTCAGGTGTCTGGTCCCAGGGCAGCAACCAGATCACGTCCGCGTACAGCGAAGTGATGCCGGCCTCCAGGATGCTGGTCTTCTTGTAGCGGTCGTACACCACCTGCCCGCGCAGCTGAAAACGACCGGCGTAGGCGTAGGGGTCGGTGGAAAAACTGGCAAGGTTGGCTGGAACTGTGATTTGGTTGGTGGCGTTGTTTTTGACGAACTCGTAGCTGTATTCGCTATTCCAGCTCCAGCCTTTGATCTGCCCTTCTTTGTGGAACTCCAACAGGGTTCGCTCAGCGATGCGCGCATCCATGATTTGCTGGTTTTCCAGCGTGTTCACGGGCTGCTCGCCAATGTTCTCCAGTAGAACGTTGACCGCATCAAGGAGGGTCGTCCTGCCCGGCGTAACCGATTGGTTGGCAAGTCCCATTTGACTGATACGGCCTTGTAGCACCCATTGTGCAAGACAACGAAAAAAGGGGCCAGCATTGCCGGCCCCTTGGGGTGAACATTCCGCTTGGCGGCCTGATAACTCAGGGGATCACGATCTTACAAGCCGATTCAGCGCGCAGCACGCCCATGCCGATGGCCTGGCGAGCCACCATCAAGTCGGCTTGGTACTGAACCTTGTACTCGGGGCCAGTCATCTGCAAAGAGGGGCTCAGCAGGGTAAGAACACCCACGGCTTCTTTGCTAAAGATCAAGCCCTTGCACTTGCTCAGGTTTTGAGCGTAGTCAGCATTGTGGTCACCAGCGGCCAGGGTGTAGCTGGCTTGGGTGACGTGATTGGACATCAAGATGGGGATGCCAGCCACCTGCAAGGTCCGACCCTCGGCAATGGTGCCGTTGCCACCACCACCACCATTGAAGTCGGTGTTGATTGCACGGGAAGACTGCGAGATCAAGAAGTAGTCCTCAGGAGTAAAGACTGCGCACATGCTGTCCACGGGCACATCCTTGCCCTCAAATGCCACGCGGGCATCAAAGATGGCGTTGACCAGGGCGTCGCCCTTGGCCTGGCGGGTTGCGCCAGCGCCGGTGTAGTCAGCGCCCAGGGTCAGAGCGTTACCGGTCTTGTGAGCGTTAATGGCCTTGTTCAGAGGCTGCGTGGAGTTGCTGGCAGCCGCAAAAATCATGCGGGCGACACGCTTGTCGTACTCGGTGGCCAGGGCCCGGCCCAGCTCGGTCGTGTAGACCTGGCGGACATCGAAGTACGACATCAGCTCGTCCACCTCAAGGATCGCCACGTCGGAGATCATCAAGGCGTCAAGCGTGATAACCCGCTCGTTCAGATCACTAGGGTCATTGCCGGTGCCATTGATCGCTGTCCCCGGTTGGTGGTAGTAGGCCTCCATGCGCCCCGTAATTGGAAAAGCAACGGATTTGCCTCCGCGGATGTTCCGCTCACGAACTTTGCCCTTAAAAACAGTGTTACGCAGGAAACTGTCGAGCACCTCAGCGGCGCCCAACTTCAACATCAAGGCACGGTCGGCATCGAGGCCAGCAGCGCCAGCACTCCAGGTGGCAGCGGTGCCTTTAATTTGGCCAAGACGTGATAGGTCAGGAGCAACCATTGTTTTGGTATGCGAAGGAATTTAAGTTTTTAGACCGCTTCTCCTTCACCGTCACAGGTTGTCCTCCTTAGAGGGCCCGCCGCTTAGGTGGCGTCTGGCAAAAAGCTAACTAAATAAATCACTTGCTGCCAACATTTTTGCCACCTTGCCGCGGTAAGCCTCGTCAACTTCGTACAGCCGTTGACCGCGCTCATTGGTCTTGCCCATTGCATCAAGAACCTGTTGCTGGCTTTCAAAACGGCTTTGCTGCGGTGCATCACCGCCCCCGTAGAGCTTAGGTTCGATAATGGCATCAGGAGCAGCCCGGCGAGCCACCATGGTCTTCAGCGCCCACTGGATGGCCTCCTTGTTGCCGCTGTCAACCACAGCGTTGTAATCGGCTAGCTCCCTGGCATCAAGGTTGCTGGCAGCCCAGCGGCTTAGCTCAGCAAAGCCTTCATCGCCGCCAACCATGGACTTGATCTGGGCGGCGTCAGCGTCGGTTAACCCCTCCTGCCGTTGCCCAGCAGGAGCCTGGGCCTTTGAGACGTAGTTCTCCACCACCTGGCGGGGAACCTTAAAGACTTCGGCAAGGTCATCAAAGTGACCACTCACGTCCTCGCCGCTGTCGGCGCGGAACATCACGTCGGCCAAGTCAATCCCCTTGCTTGCAAGGGCTTCAACAGCCTCTTGGCCGTAGACCTGGACAGCCTGCTCCTGTGTGTAACTCTCGGATTGCCGCGAGCCCTCTGGGTCGGCCGCTTGTTCCTGCGGTCGGCCTAGTTTCTTTTCCAACTCCTGGTAGGAGCGAGCCAGGTCCTCGACGCTCTTAAACTTGCCTGCCAGCAATTCAGGCTCTTGTTGCGCCTGCTGCTGTTCTTTAACGAACTCCTCTAGCAGGCTTTCCTGGCCGGGCGCCACCATGCCTTCTGTTGCTGCTTCAGGCGGAGTGATCTGAGGCGCGGTTTGCGCGTTTGGGGTCGTGGTCATGCGGGTTGGTCTTCAGGTGGTTGTTCAGCCGCCATCTGCATGTCCTGCACGGTGGCGGCTGCAGTGGCGAGTTTTTGCGGGTCGGTCATGCTTGATTGCATGGCCTGCTGAGCCATGGCCATCTGTTGTTGCTGCTGGGCTTCAGCAGCCAGCTCCTCGTCGGACTTAACCAGCCCGAGAATGTCGATGCCCATGGAATACGCCAAACGCTTGATTAGCTCAGGCGGCTTGACGTACCGCGACAGGCCCTCAGGCCCAATGGTGTTGCCAAGCGTGGTAGTGAACCGCACCAGCTGCTCCAGGTCGTTGCCGCGACCAACGGCGGCCAAACCCACGGTCATTACTGGCTTGACCAGATCCTTTGGCATCTTTGGCACCTTGTTCTGACGGGTCAAAATGTCGAGTTTGCGAGCCACATACGGGACCTGGAACTCGGTCGTCAAGATTGAGTAGATGCTTCCCAGGCTGTTCTCGATCTGCAGCGCCTGGAGCCGGACTTCCTCTGCAGTGACGCGTTCAGCGTCCCGCATGTCGGCCAGCATAAAAGCCTGCGCTAGGCGGGCCTCAATTTGCTGCTTGCCCTGCATGGCCACGCTGAGATCCGATGACTTTTGCACTTGCAGCGCCAGCACGTCATTGGGATCGCCGGTGACAAAGGAGCCATTTGGCGCCCTAGCAAGATCGGCGGCCTTGGTAACGCCACTGGGTTTGACCAGGAACAGCACCTTGCTGCTGGCTAGGGCGCCTTCTGCAATAGCCTGACAAAGCGCCTCAACGGTCTGAAGGTCAGCAATGGCAGCGCTTTCGATGTAGCCCACGCCGTAGGGTTGGCCGTCGCAACGAGTCATACGCAATGGCAGCCAGGGGCTTACCTCCTTAGGCGCCTTGCCTTCAGTACCGGGGATCTTTTTGCCGCGCACCTCCTGGTGCCAGTAGACGTACCCGTTCTTCCAGCAGACGTAGGTGTAGAGCTTGACGGTCTTCTCTTTGCCTTGGGCCGTCAGGTGGCTGTCCTGGTCAAGGATGCCGCGCAGCTCGTCGTCTTCCTCCTGCAGCAGGTTCTGAATTTCTTCGGGCAGTTGCGCAATGGCCAACTGCTCGCAAGTCACCACTTCTAACGGGTTGCCCATAGGGTCCCGAGAAACCACATAGCGGTTTAGGTGAAAGACCCGCAAGCCTTCCGAGGAGATGTAGAGCAGGGCGTTGCCTGAGACGATCAGGTGCAGCAGCGCCTCGTGGAACACCACGCGGTCATTGCTGGCCTCAATTTCCCGCAACACCATCCGCTCAATCTTGCTAAGCGCCTCTTCCGTGGTGGATTTCTGCTCTGGCGTGACGCCTTGCTTGGCAAGTTCCGCGTCATCAAGCGAAAAACGGAAAAACTGCTGCGTCGGCGGCAGCAGAGCCAGCAACATTCGGCTGGCCAAGTTCAAGACACCCCGAGCACCGATGCCGTTCCACGGAACCGCGTAGGAATCCTTGTGGTTCTTGTCGGGCTCGTTAGTGTCCGGGATCAGGTACGGAATCGTCAGCCGAGCTGCCGTCCGGGCGCGATCCAAGTAGTGGTCGCGGTCGCTTTCAAGCCGCCGGTAGCACTGTTCCGCTGATTCCATGGGTTACACCGAGAAGTTGGCGCCAGACCCGGCGCCGTAACTGCCAGAACCCATGCGC